AAAGATTACACCAAATTGGTATTCTATAATGGAAGTAAGTATGATGTTGTACAAATGAGGGATTCTACTCGTGGTGGTAGAAGAAACGGTGGTTCAATAGAAGAAATTTGCGATAAGAAATTTGATGGGGATATGTTGAATGCAGTAGTTATTCCATTAATGGCTAATGATAGAGTTGCAATGTGTGGTAAAGTAGACCCAAATGAAGTACACAAGAGAGAAATATATATAACAACCGCATCAACAAAACAACAGTTTGCTTATGAAAAAGTATGCGAGATAATGTCTGATATGATAAATGGCTCTTCCGCATTTTGCTTTGGAAACTCATATGAATTGCCTTGTCTGTATGGGCAGTTGGACATAGATTTTATAGAGGAAAAAAGAGAGTCTCCAACTTATAGTATACTAGATTTTATGAGAGAATATGAGTCAATTTATACTGGTTCGAACTCAGACAGTTTGGTTTCAGATGACAAGCTTAGAAAATGCAGAATTGTAAAGAATGCTGAATGGGAGCATTGTGGAGACAAGAATGTAGATTATGTATTAGCTTATGACGTATCTCGTAACGAAGGCGATGAAAATGCATTATCTGCCCTTGTTGTAATAAAAATAACTAGAAGTGGCAATAAGTATATAAAAGAAGTTGTTAATATATTTTCAATGGAAGGTCAACATGATACTTGGCAAGCAAAATTTTTAAAAGATAAAGTAAGAGACTTTGAGGCTAGGATACTTGTAATTGACGCAAACGGCATAGGTTCGGGAGTTGTTGACCAGCTTGTATTAGATTTAGATGATGGGAATCCACCTTATAAAGTAGTAAATGACGAAAAAGAACAGTGGAAAAGATATGAATCACCAGATGGAATTCCGGTGGTGTTTGCATTAAAAGCCCAAAATAAAGAAACTAAAAACAGCGACATGATTAACCATTTTATGAAGTTATTTAATAAACTAGATGTTGGATTGTTAATTTCACCACATGAAGGAATCAAAGAGTTAGAAAAGAAAAGAAGAAAGAGATTTTCAGAAGATGAATCTGAAGAACGAGCTATAGCTGAAATTCCGTATATATTAACAAACCTGCTATCAGAAGAGATAATGAACTTAAGATATAAACAAAAAGGAAATTCAACAGAAGTGGAGAGAGTGTCTAGGAGAATTCCTAAAGATAAGTTTTCTGCACTGCTATATGGTTTATTTTGGATTCATTTGCAGGAAAGAGAATTTAGAATAGCAAAAAAATCATCATTTGATGTATCAAAATTAGTAGGTGTAATGAAAACACCTAACTTAAGAAAAAGATAATATTTAATTATAAGGAGGTGAGGTTATGGTAGACCTCGATAGATTCAGGTCTCAATTCCGAACCACTGAAGAATATGATGAGTTCTGCGATAAGGTAAGCAATAAATTTGTAAAGCTTGCAAAAATGATAAAGTCAGATATGGCTATCAGAAAAGATACTAAAACTTACTTTACAAAAGTTAAAAAAGAAGAAGTAATCAAATGGATTCAAAAGCCTGAGAATTACGAAAAACAACTTCGTGACCTATTCATTGGAATGTACACTCAAAGTACACACTTTAGAAGATTGGTAAATTATTTTGCACATATGGGAGTTGACTCCGCATACTCACTAGAACAATACAAGGTTTCATTGGACACTTCTAAAATAAACAAAAGGACTTTCAAAAAGGTTTATGAAGACCACTTATCACTTTTAGATGTGATGAGTATAGAACATGAGTATAAAAAAATAAAAGAACAGCTTTGGATTACTGGTATCTATTATGGATACGAAAGAAAGACAGAGAACTCGTATTTTATAAAAATGCTTGACCCAGATTATTGTAGAATAAATGGTATAATTGATGGTTGTTATGTGTATCAATTTAACTTCGCATATTTTGATTCAAGACTAGAAGAACTAGAGAGTTTTCCAATTGAATTTAAGACAAAATACGACAATTACAGAAAAGGTAAGGACACTACTTCAAGAGGTAGAAATAAATCAGTAGATGATTACCAGTGGCAAGATGTTAGTCCAGAAAACTCTATTTGTATGAAGCTAGACGAAACTATTGATTATATTGCACCTCCATTCACTGGATTGATTTTAGATATTTATGATATCCAAGATTATAAAGAACTTAAAAAAGCTAAAGAAGAGTTGCAAAATTACGGATTGTTCATTGGTAAAATACCATTGAATGATAAGTCTGGAAACCCCGATGAGTTTTTACTTTCTCTTGATACGGCTATTGAGTTTGGAAATAAGTTTTCATCATCATTGCCAGACCAAGTTGGGTTTGCACTTTCTGTATATAGCGATGTAACATATGAGAAAATGGCTGATAGTGCGTCACAAGACAAAAACTCTGTATCTGAAGCTGAAAAGGCGTTATGGGATGCGGCAGGTGTAAATCAAAATATGTTCAGTGGGGAAGCTAAAACAGAAGGCACACTAGCATTTAGTGTTAAGACGGACGAATCTGATACATTCTCAATCAATAGGCAGTTTGAACGTTGGGTTAATAGAAAGTTTAAATATGAGTTTGAGAACAGAAAATGGCTATTTGCTTTTAAATTCTTAGATGTAACTATCTATAACTACAAAGAGAAGTTTGCTCAATATAAACAAGCTGTGGAAAAAGGAGCTCCATATAAAATTGAATTAATGGGATGTTTGGGTCACACACCTTCTTCTGTAATTGGGAAGTCGTTCTTAGAATCAGAAGTTTTAGACTTAAATAGTTTATGGATTCCGCCTATGCAATCATCTGTAATGAGTGGGAGTTCAGATAATGTTCCAAATAGACCAACGAAAGAAGATACTGATAATGGAACAGCACCAAGCTCTGGCACGGACGGTGGTGAATAATATGATTATTATGTGTAGTGATAAAGACACTATTAAAAAATTAGAAGCTATGGGATATAAGTCTTTTAATAAAAATAGTGACATTGTTCAATTTATGGTTCCGGAAAGTATAGATAAAATGAGTTTTGATAACGAAATCTCTTCCAAGATTTTGTTTACAAATAAAATGAAGTTTTAATAAATAGAGGTTATGGCTTGTCGTGATGATAACCCCTCTAACCTCTCATTATTTTTACAATGAGAGGTATTAAATATATGAATAAAACAGAAGAATTTAAATTAAAACTACAAGCAGAGCAGGGTGAATTATATAAAAAAATAAAAATATGCGGTGAATATTTAAACATAAAAACAAAAATTCCAGTTACCACAAAATATGGCGAGTGCTTGAGCACTCCTGATAATTTATTAAAAGGCAAGTTTCCAAGTATAAGTAGTGCACTTGATAAAAATTTTTATTTTTTAAATCAAGCAATTGAAGTTCATGGAAATTTATACGACTATTCCAAAGTAAAATATATAGATGCACATACAAAAATTAAGATTATATGCCATAAACATGGCGAATTCAGTCAATCTCCAACAAGCCACTTGAGCGGTAATGGGTGCAGTCGTTGTGCAAATGAGTTGTTATCTGAAAGATTGAAGAGTAATAGTGATGATTTTATAAAAAAAGCTAAGTTAATTCATGGTGATAAATATGACTATTCAAAAGTTAACTACACAAAAAGTAATAAAAAAGTTTGTATAATCTGTTCTATACATGGAGAGTTTTGGCAAACTCCAGACAATCATTTATCTGGATATAATTGTAAAAAATGTGGGTCGGAAACTTATAACAAAGGAATGTTTGGCGGATATAATATAAAAATAGCAAACAGAAACAAAGAAGAAATGTCTAATCTTGAATCAACAATCTATATTATAAAATGTTTTAATGAGAATGAAAATTTTTATAAAATTGGAATAACGACAAAGCCTATATCCGTTAGGTTTGACAGTAAACACGCTATGCCTTATGATTATACAATTATTATGATGTATAATAAAAACCTTTATGATGCTATAAAAATTGAAGATATTCTTCATAGTATTCATAGTTCATATTCATATAAGCCACAAAATAAATTTAGTGGATGGACAGAATGTTTTTTACAGATAAATAAGAAGAAAATAGAGGAGGTGATTCGTGTTGGATAAAATAAAATTTGAAGCAAATATAGATGTAAAATCTATCGAGAAATTAAACAGTGAATTTTCTATAGCAAAAGCTTATATTATGTATCATGGAGATAACAGAAATAATAGCAGTATGTCAAAAGAAGTTGTTGAAAAAGCTTTACCTACAATCTATAACGTTCCAGTTATCGGAGAGTTTATAGAAAAGAAAGAAGATTTTGGTGGACATGGCGGAAAAATTATTATCTCAGGTGAAGGGATAGAATACGTACAGACTACAGTTCCATTTGGAGTATTGCCTGAATCTGCGAATCCAAGATGGGAAATGATTACACATGAAGATGGTGAAGAAAAAGAATATTTAGTTGCAGACATCATTCTTTGGTCTGGAAGATACAAAGAGTTAGATGTGACTATAGAAGAATATTCTCAGCAAAGCATGGAAATAAACATTGGAAAAGGCGACTTTAATCAAGATGGAGTATTTGTCATTGACGAATTTGAATTCTCAGCACTATGTTTATTAGGGTTAGATGTGGAGCCATGTTTCGAAGAAAGTAAAATTGTTACTTATTCAATAGATGAATTCAAAACTGAAATGGATTTATTTATGAGTAGATATAAAGAATTTAAAAATGAAAGAAAGGAGCTTGTTATGGAAGACTTGAAAGAGTTCGAAGTTGAAACATCTGATGAAGTTGTAGAATCACAAGAAACTGAAGAAACAGTTGCTGATGTTGAAACTGAAGAAAAATTTGAAGAAAATTCTAACACAGAAGAAACAGTGGAAGTTGCTGAAGAAACTGTAGAGGAAACTACTGAAGAAGTCTTCGAAGAAACTGTAGAATCAGATACTAACGAGGAAACTCAAGTAGAGGAAGACTACAAGGTTCTTTATGAAGATTTAAAATTAGAGTTTGACACACTAAAAGCTGATAATGAAAAAGTAGTTGAAGAATTAAATTCTTACAAATTAAAAGAAAGAGAAGAAGCTGAATCTGAAATTTTCAGTCAGTACGAAGAATCATTAAGCGGAAATGCTGAATTTGATGCATTAAAAGAGAAATCAAGTGATTATTCATTAGTTGACTTAGAAAAAGAATTAGCTTTAATCTATGTGAAATCTAACAATGCATTCACTAAAAAGGATAGCAAAAAAGATTCACTTGTTGTTGAAAAATTCAGTAAAAAAGAAGAGAAGTCTGAATCACGTTACGGTGATTTATTCGAAAAACATGGAAAATAATAGGAGGAATATATTATGGCAACATATCCAATTTTTGTAGCAGAGAGTATGGAGTCTACGCATGACGCAAATTTACTTCGTGCAGGTAGATATCAAGTAACAGGTACTGATACTGTAGTTAACAACGGTGGTTTAGCTAAACTTAATGGCTTTGCAACTGGCGAACGTGACCTTTATAAATGCATCGCACCTGCGGCAATTACAGATGTAAATCTTTACATCATTGACGCGGCTGAAGTTATTTATTCAGAAGAAGTAACAAGAGGTCTTGATGAGTTTCAAGTACAAGCAGGTCAAAACACTAGATTAAGAAGACCTCGTGTCGGAGACAGATTTTCTCTTTCTTCAGCAGGAATTACGCCACTAACAACTGAAGCGGCAATCGCAGTTGGTTCATTCTTAATCCCACAGGCTGGCTCAACTGAAATGGAAGAAGTTGCGGCGGCTGGCGGTACTGAATCATTTGTAGCAGAAATCGTAGATACTTACGTTATGGGCTATGATTTGGGCGGTAGAGCAATTAAGATGTTCGGTTGTGAAGTAACGAAAGTATTATAATTATAACATTAGAATTAGGAGGAAGATTATATGTCTGATAAAAACTATATTGTACAACTTGCCAACGACATTTATACTGGCAAAGTTTCTAGTAA